CGATCTTTGTACCAAGAGGGTGCAGATGGTGCTATGATTGAACTCAAACTCGGTGATTACTATGAGTGTGATCTTGGGAAGTTCAATGTAGTCAAACCTCCCACACTTTTGTCTGAAGGCATCAACAACGCAATCGAATCTTACCTGGAGTTCTGATCAATGAAAACTGCATTTAGAATTACTAAGGATGAATTTAAACTCATCTATCGGACACTCAACATTGCATATGAAGCAGGTAAGTTTGAAACTTACGACAAAGAATGTGTTGAGTATTTGTTAAAAGACATTCAAGAAAATATAATTCAGTGTGGAACAACTCGCAAAAATTGGCAAGTTGTTGAGTATAATGATCCTTCATTTGCATCGTGTGTCAATAGACAACAATACGATCATTATGGTGAATTTGAATAACATAAACCAGTTGAAGAGGTGGCACACTACCACTTGATTTCTGTCTCATTCTGTGTCAAATTAAAAGCATGAAAAACACACACTTGCAACACCCCGAAGATTCTATTCTGACTGGTGATCTCACTGTCCTGGATTGGTTCCTTGCTGAGAGTGATCTTTCCGTGAAGATTGACGGTTCTCCCGCTATTGTTTGGGGCACCAATCCTGCCACTGGTAATTTCTTTGTCGGCACAAAATCTGTCTTCAATAAAGTAAAGATCAAAATCAATGAAACGCACGATGACATTGATCGCAACCATTCTGGGGTTGTTGCTGATATTTTACACCACTGTTTTGATTGCCTTCCTGATTTCGACGGGATTGTTCAAGGTGATTTTATTGGGTTTGGTGGTGATGATACTTTTTGCCCCAATACGATTACTTATGTCTTTGATGAAATAATTGACCAGAACATTATCATTGCACCACACACATTGTATGCAACTGATGATGAGATGAAGGACTGCTATGTTATCAATGACATGGTGGGAATGGAAGAGTTTGAAGACACTGAGACCTGCAAGTTCGTGCAACCTCGTGCATGGCAACTCGATGAAGATTTCTCTGAGATTGTTGGTTTTGCGCGACAGATGTCCCAGTTGGTTACTTTCGTGAATGAAAAGGAAGCAACTGAATTAAAGAAGCAACTTAATGCTTGTATTCGTGAAGGACTCGAAGTTGTGCCTGAAACGTTCAACAACTCTCTGTTGATTAGTTACTGGTTCCTGATCAAATCCATCAAGGAGGATATGCTCTACCTGTGCCGCAATAACGGTCCCGAAGCATACATCGACAACGAACAATGTGGTGGTGAGGGTTATGTTCGCATGAATGAGTTTGGTATGTTCAAACTCGTTAATCGTGAGCAATTCTCTCATGCAAACTTTAACAATACGAAACACCAGTGTGCCAGTTGATTGAACTGTCCACCAATCCCCCTGGTGGCATCAATCTCCTGTATATTAAAAGAGTCAAAGGAATCGCACCCATGACGATTACTCAAACCAAACCTCAATTCTTGACTGATGCACTCATCGAAGTGCTGAACAATGAGTGGAAAGTTAATTCCATTGAATCTGGTCACTCTTGTTATTACCAAGTTGAAGCAGAAGTCGGTCGTAAGTACACCAAACTGATGACTTATTTGGTTTCTGGTGGTGTTCGTCAACGTGGTCGTTCTGCTTACATGTTTGTGGACAATACCACTGGTGCATGTTACAAACCTGCATCGGTTAAAGCACCTGCAAAGGGTATTCGTTGCTATATTGATCAACTGGTAGATCATCCTGATGCTTGTGATCAATACGGTTCTTTCCTCTACATTCGGTGATCAACATGCAATTCCAAATCACTTACATTGAGTTTGACTTTGGGGATGATTTGTATCCCATGACTGAACAAGAAACTGAGGACTTTTGTGATGATTATGTTGGCACATTTTGGGAGGCAGATGATGGTGATGATCTAGTCGAAGAACTCACATCTGCCTCAGGTTACTGTATCAAATCCATCGACTATCGTCACGTTCTTAACTGAAATGTACATTCCCCAAACTGACTGGAATCGCGGCACTTACCGTGAGTTGAAAGCACTCTTGAATGAGTTGCCTGAGCATTACCTGGACCAGACTGCAACGGTTATGCTATCAGATAGTGACGAATATACTGACATTCGTTCTATTGGTTGGACTGGTCCTGCCTGTGATGTGCTAGACTCTGATCACATGTTCTTCTCTATTAACGCCTGAGATTCATGAACACTGGTTACACTTTGAACCGAGTTGAGTTCACTAAAGACGAGGAAACTTGCATCCTACGATTTCTCAATCAAGCACGAGAATGTGGTTATCCAAGTAGTAACGAATCCTGGTATTCTGTGATTGATTCTATCATCCAGAAGTATTACGATTCCAACATCAAGGAGTATCAATTCCCCCAATGAAATGCGAAGTTAAGTTATATGTTGCTGGCAAAGTCTTCACTGAGGAAGTGTATGCCAAAGACTACCAAGATGCAAGAGAAGTTGCACTTGCTCGCAATCCTAATGCAAAAGTGATAGGAGTGACAGCAAAGTTCAACTGAGAGTATAAACAATTTGTGCCACATGTATTAGTGTCACAATAAATGAGCACAAGCATCAATTTCATGTATTCTTAAAGAGTCAAAGGTTTTTCACCAATGCAACTTACTTCACAAGGTCAATCCCGTGCAATGGTTGTTGAGTTTCGTCCTCACAACATTCTGACCGATAAGTTTGTTTATACTCTCAAGTTTATGGGAGATGAGCAAACCAAGTCGATGCGATTGATGTCCAAGAAAGAAATGATCGAAACCGTCAATGCACGTCTTGATCTAAACTATGAGGTGACAGATTTCCTGACTGAACCTCAAGAATACTTCCCTGCTGCATGTTAATTCATGTCACTGATCAAAACGTATTTGCATCAACAACAAATGTCTTTCGTTTCGCACATTTCTGATCCTAACATCATGAACGAGTCTGATCTTTTCACTCTTAAAGAGAACTATTGCAACCTCATCATCGACGGGATGGATATGGATTGCCTTGTGCAGATGTGCCATGATTTGTTAATGGATGCATACCAAGATTGCACAGAGGAAGATCTGAAGGAAGAAATTGTGGATCTTTATGATACTGAAGTGTGGGAAGATTTGGTTGAAAGTGTAGAGAACTGAACCAGTTGGGGAAGTGTCACACTAAAAGAGCACTGCCCCCAATTTCCTGTATTGTTAAAGAGTCAAAGGAATTTCACCGAAATGACTTCAACCGAAACGTTCTACTCTGCTCTTCAATCCCTGCCTCAGTTCTGTGATGAAATGGATGCCGATTGGGGCATGGTTTATGACTTCATGGAAGCACAAGTTGGCACTCTGACTGATGCTCAATGGGAAGAAGTTGAGGCAGTGTACAATCCTTTCCTCAACGATTCGCGTTACTGATGTCTACTGTCATTCTTGGTTCTTTAATCATTCTCTGGTTTTTCGCAAAATGACTGTCATTCTTCAACCCCGCAAGATCAACAACACGGTGTACGAAATTCCCACCGTTGATGGTATGGATCGTTGCCAGATTAACAATCGTTTGCACTACATCAATGAGGAAATGCTGAAACTGCGTAACACTCAGCAAGCACTGATTTCCATGCGTCAGCAACTCGATCGTCACAACGAAATGCTGGAGATGGGTGATCTATTCGATGAAATGTTTGGAGGTTGAGATGTTATTTGTTTCTGGACAATCCCCTGATCTGAATCTCACTCATCAAGTGTATGAGTTCTTTACATCAAAGTACGAGATTACGCGAGACGTTGAGGTTTATCACACTGACCTAAGTGATGATAATGCCTTTGGATTTACAGAGGAGAATGGTGAAGAACAGTTTGTGCAGATTCATAACAATCTGAATCAGACTGACTATGTGATTACATTACTGCACGAACTTGTCCACGTTGTTCAGAATGAAAGAGGAGAATATGATGATGAAAAGAGAGAAGAAGAAGCATACAGAATGGAGGGAGTTCTTTATAGTGAGTTTCTCCACAGTTGTGAACAACAATGTGTGCCACATGTTTTAGTGGCACAGTAAAAGAGCACAGTCCCCAATTTCCTGTATTCTTAAAGAGTCAAAGGAACACAACCGATGCAAACACTCATTCAGCACACAACCAACCTGAAAGAGTCTGAATCACATCATCAAAAGCAAATGACTAAAACCAAAAGCATCCTCAACTATCTTCTGTTCAATTCGGTATTTGCAACTTGCATTTACTTTGGTGCAATTCAAGGCATTTCAGGTTTTATGAATGTTGTTACATTCCTGATTTGGTTTTTGTTTATTCTGTTTATTTTGGGTTCTTTTATTGAAGAAACAAAAATTAGAGTATATGAAAGTGAAAAAAATAAGTTTAAGTTGGGCATTTTTGGTCACATGATTACTGCTGCTTATGTTGGTGTTCTTGTTTATTATGGGCACATTCTGCTTGGTTCAATTTACCTAACTACAGTTCTTTTCAGTTATGCTATGATTGAAAGTGGTAGGAAATTGGTAGAGGGTGACAATCCCTGAAGTGTCACAATAAATGAGCAGAGCACTCCAGATCATGTATTCTATCTGTATTGAAGCAAATCACTCCAATGCCTTCCTTCATTCAGCACACAACCAACCCGAAAGAGATTGAGATTGGT